TCTTGCAACCATTGTTTCGTGGGCATGTTGGCCCTAGTGGTTTCTTCCCACTTGTGAATGTCTAATTCCTTCTCGGCCATCTGCTCATAGAGATGCTCAAACCCAGGAGTAAAGTTATACTCTGGGTGTTCTTGCCAGCGAATGTCTATGGGGTGGAAGGAGTTTTCCCCGTCCAAAGCCTTTTGATATACCTCATGATACCAGTTACCGATACCGTTGACAGTAGAAAGCACGAAAGCACGACCACCTGTAGAAATAATCGGATAAACAGCAGCCCAAATAGTATCAATATTTTCAATGAATGCAGCCTCATCAATGATTAGTAGGGATCCAGCAAGTGATCGACCCGACTGCTTACCAGAAGGTCTCGATTTAATTACAGAGTTAGTCTTGAGCTTCAGCGTGTGTTTGTTATCCTCTACAATCCCTGGCTTCAAGAATTCTGGTAGCTCATCATACATGAGCTTGATTCTGTCCAGCACCTCGGTAGACTCAGCATCACCCTTAGAAAGAATAACTACAGACTTGTGCTTCTGGAATATGATAGTCCACAAGGACCAACCAGCAGCAATGGTGGTACATCCTGCCTGACGGAACTTACGAAGGATGTTAAATCGGTGCTCCTGGAGATCCCCTAGAATTCTTTCCTGAAAGGGGTAGAGCTTGAAGGGTACAAGCCCTCGAACTGGGTGAGTAACCTTGATGTATCTTGATATGAAGTACACTGGGTCCTCTGCACATCGCCTAAATTCTTCTAATAATTTTTCTTTTTCCATGAAAAAATCCGTAATATATTATATTATAGTATATGAACACTTATGCTGTAGTATGTACTAGATCAAGAGAGGATATTTCTCCTACAACACACTCTCTATTAAACTACTTTACTTCTGTAGGAATTAAAGTATTGTTAATGTGTAACCAAGGATCTATTTTCAATGCTTACGCTACAGCATTCAAAAAAGTAGATCCAAACCCTGAAGATCTATTCATCTTTTGTCATGATGATATTGAAATCCATGAAGCAAAAGAAGATTTCCTACCAAAACTTACACAGGAAACTGAGTCTACAGATGTAGGTTTTATAGGTCCAGCAGGTACAACATATCTAGGCAAAGATGCTGTATGGTGGGATCACGAAAAATGGAGAGAAGGTAAACATAGAGGTAGGGTATTCCACGCTGACCCAAAAACAAAGAAGCCTATGGATACTCTTTACGGTTTCCCTGGTGAAGTTGTTGTCCTTGATGGCCTTTTCTTAGCCGCTAGAGCCAGAACAATAAGCCAAGTTGGGCTAGAGAAGCCAGAATACTTCGAGGGTAAGTGGGATTTTTACGATATCCACTATACGAGCAAAGCTTTCCTCGAAGGATTTACAAATAAAGCCGTAGACATCAAGATTATCCACCATTCTCTTGGTGAATTAGCGGGCAGAGACTCTTGGCACAAAAATAGAGAGGCATTTATCTCAAAAACTGAGTTGCCTCTCCAGATAAAAGAGTAATATCTACAGAATCACTCTTCAGTCTTCTTTTTTGTTGTTCTCTTTGCTTTTTTCTTAGCTTTTTTAGGCGTTTCAACTTCTTCAACAGCCTCTATAACCTCTTCAACGGGTTTTTCGGCCTCTTCCACGACCTCAACCACCTCTTCAACGGGTGTTTCTACAGCTTTTTCAGTTAATGGGCCATACTTTCTGACACATCTTTCAAATTTTCGTGTGCCGGGCTTAAGTTTGCCAGCAAAATATCTTCTTTTATCCATATCACTTAATCCTATCGTTACGATTTTGGTGTTTGAAGTCCTTTCCGAACTTCCTCTTATTATCTAGTATGGTAAGGTAGGTAAGTTTCTTTCGAAAATCCTCTTGCTTCTCAAAAAACTTACCGTCCTTGTTTCTATATTCTTTTCTGCTCTTGGTTTTTCTTCTCAAGCTAGGGCTGTCCGACTGATAATCTCGCCAGTTACCCCATCAACCACGATCTCCTCACCAGGACAGTGGATGTCCTGCTTAACAGACTTCTGACCACCAGGATCATCAGCATAACCAGTCATAACATTTAGCTTAACTCCACCCTCTGTGATACAGTTGCGTATCTTGATGAGCTTGGTCTTGGTGTTACCCATCTGCCCGTAGTCTTTATCAATGGTGATAAAGGGCTGCGCATGGTCACGGCCAATGAAGCATGAGTCCTCAATGACAATTTCATCCACAGAGCGAAGTGAAGCTAGTGATCTATCGCCCTTCGTGAAATCAAATAGGCAGTTCTTGATGTGAACTAGCTCCATCATGCACTGATCCTTGAGATCAGGGTTGCCTTGAGAGTGAGTTACCACTAATCCACCAGTAGACTTCTTACCGTCAGCGCGAGCCTCAGGCCAGTCAGCGACGAATGAGCAGTTCTCAATCATAAGCGTGCCTGGGAACTCGCTCGTACCAGCGTCAAAGTATGTAGCGTTGAAGCTAGGACGATCACCCTTGTAAGCATTGTCCACAAAGTGACTGTTAGTAAGCGAGTGATACGGCTTCTCAGAGTATGGGAGGTTGTCCGGGTCATACTGCTGGTAGGCACTTTCCCTGTGAGCAAACTGAATACCTTGCGAACCACAGCGTAGGAACGTACACTCGTCTACCTTCGATCCTTGATAATTAGAAACATAGAAGCCATGCTCCCTAGGGATGTCTGTGAAGTCGCACTGTAAGAACTCACGCATCGGGACGTTGAACTCACGGGTTCCCCACTTAAGCTGTCTAGCAAGCTCTGGGAGGATCTCTGGCGACACTCCGATGTTTCTCCAGGTATATTTGCCTGGACGCGGTGCGAGGTCCTTGTGGAGGTTAGAGGACCACTGAGCGTAACCTTTCGGTACGACCGACTCAAGGTCCTCTTTAAGTAGATCACCTTCCGTCCAGTCACCCCTACGAACATCTCCGATAGTCCCAATAGAATCTCTCTCAGGTCTCTCGGCTCTCATGGCAGGTAGAGCTACTAACTTGTTTTGCGCCGCCGAATTTTCGGCACACCTAAGAGCTATGAAATCAAAGCTAGGAGGAGGTACAGGAGGATCAATCTCAATCTCATAACTTATTTCCTCGCTCCAAGGTGATGCATGAGGCGTACCATCAGCTTTGTAGCCAAAACCACGCATCTTGTAAATCCAATCAGACTCAACATTAGCCTCGCCTTCAGTGATAATATCAGTCCAGCCATCAACAGCAGTATTGGTCAGATTCTTCCAACCACCTTCTTCCTTGAAAGCTGGCTTACGTTGAATCTGAACTCCTGGCGTTTCACGGGGGAGCGGCATACTCCAACTGAGGGCTACCGTCCGACCCCTACCCTGGACCCTGAAGTTCGCTGGAAGAACAGGGCGCGGAATAACAGGCTCAGGCGGCGGAACTAAACCCGCTTCGTATGCATCAAAGATCTCGGTTACCTTCTCGGAGTATGCATCGAACTCACTTTTTAAGGCATCCACATATTCATTTCTTTCAGTCATTCGCTTTTCTCTCTGGTTGTTTCTCTACGGGCGTTGATTTGTTTTTTCTTATTGGTTAGAATTTTCTTAGCTTTTAACTTATCCGTCCATTCTTTCTCAGCAGGGAGATTATCTCTTTCTTTAGAATCTATCGCCGCACCAGCA